CTACTATGTTCCTTCAGAACAAGTACACCAAGTGGTACTTCTCCATCATTTCTTCTGCAAAGCAAAACCCTCCACTTAAGGGTGAACGTCACCATGTGATCCCTTCATCCCTCGGAGGAGCTGATGAAAAAGAGAACTTAGTTCTCATGTCGCCAAGACAGCATTTCATCTGCCACAAACTTCTCATCAAAATGTTGGAAGGAAAACAGAAGGCAAAAATGGTTCATGCTTTCTGTTTTATGGCACTAACAAAGAACAACAAATGTCTCAACCGTCAAATATCCGCTAGAGATTATCAGAAAGCAAGAGAACTTTGCAAAACTTTAATCTACACTCCTGAGCGAAATGCAAAGATTTCTGCTGCACGGAAAGGTCTTTCAATCCCACGCTCTGATGAATCAAAGCAGAGACACCGCCAAACGCTCGCTGACAAGAAAGCGGCCGGAATAGGTCTTTCTGAAGAGCACAAGAACGCTATTGGAAAAGGTCTCATTGGCAATCAAAACGGCAGAGGATGTGTGATTACTGAAGAACACCGTGAGATCATCTCACAGCGGAATTCAAAGTCTTACGAAATCACTACACCAAGTGGCAGCAAGTTCACTGTCACGGGCATACAAAAATGGTTACGTACTATGAACTGCAACACTTGTATCGTTGGAAGAGAGTATAGACGAGGTCCACTTAAAGGATACACCATCATAGTCTTGCCTTGATAGTCTTTAGCACCGTATATGATGCCTCTTTATAGAACTTCACTCGTTCCTTAGCATGTTTCTTACCCCACTTTAACCCACTGTGCACATCCGATACATACACAAAATCTTTATCACGCCCCTTGCGCAGCCCTCGACCAATGGATTGAATTGCACGAACAAATGATTTACCTGAGTCAATCAAACATAAATGAAAGATTCTATCGATGCTGATACCAGTTGATGCGATACCGGCAGTTGCAAGGACAATCAGGTCATCGCGACTTTCGAAGGTGCTGTACCATTCTGCTCGGACTTCGTTTTCGTCACTGCCACACAAGAAGATTGAGTCCTTGATCAGCTTCTGGAGCTGCTGTCCTTGCTTGATACTGTTCACAAGGACGAGCGTGTTTCCATGCTCAGCGGCTTTCGCAATGATCAGATCAGCGAGGAACTCAAGGCGGTCCTTGTTCTTGCTTGTGTACGACTTTTCAGACGCGTAATCGGGGAAGTCCTCACCAGCCTTTTCCTGGATCTCGATCGGTTGAATCTCAAGCTTCGCGAGGTACCCCATGCGAATCAGATCGGCCGCGTCGATGCGATAAAGGATCTCACCTATTGAACCGCGCAGCGTGTACTGATCGGTCTCAGGCTTTGGCCATGTTCCAGTGAATCCAAAGCGATATGGAATGTGCACGCCGTGCTTCGTCAACAGATCGCCAATGACTTGAGCTTTCGCACCGTGTGCCTCATCAATAATGATCGCGTCAAAATCAGTGACCACTGCAGGGTTGTTCTGTAGTGCTTGCCATGTGCCGATCAGGTGAGGTGCATTCAGTGTTTTTTCTGCGCCAGAATAAAGTCCATGCTCTATTCCGCAGAGCTTGAAGGTGTTTGATGTCTGAGAGACTAGGTCAGAAGAAGGGACGATTGTGATTGTGCGCTTGCCTTCAGAGCCGAAGACGTCACACATACCGGCGACCATAATAGTGTTATGGTGCAGAATGCCGCTGGCATCATAGTAAGAATGGTGGGGGGCGTCTACTTGAATATCATAAAGATCTATAACACCAATGGACGTTATTTCTTCAATCGCACACACCCCGTGCGCATGCGCAACAGTGTCACCAACCTTTAGATCTTTCGCAAAGACCCATGATCCGTCACGTGCGCCGAGTCTGTGATACTCGGCGCACGTCAATTCAATTTCTTCCAAACCAATGGACATTTTGAGAGTTAGAGACACCGCCCGCTTCTTGACAATATACAGCGCTTTTTCCATTCCGGCGGGAGTAGGAACCAGCACATTGAATTGTTCAATTGAGATTGGTTCCTCCAGTCTACCATCCAGCCCACTGGTAGCCAACGCAGCGGAGTAAAGTTTCTGATATGTCGTCGTACAATTTACCGCTTGCACCTTGGATGAAAAGTTCATAGTCATGATTCAAATTATATTGTGTAACAGAACACAGATCTTTCTTAGACTGGTTCACTTCTTGTTTGATTACTCTTAAGTTTGGCGCAGCACAAATAATCTTAGGGCTGATTCCCAAATGAAACCCTGCAGATCTTGAAAATTTGTGGTCTACTTCAAACCCCAGCGGGGTCTCTACATTTTCAAGCCTTCTACTGAGGTCTGTCAACACAGTTACCAGCCACCAGTACTGCGCCTTGTGTTGGGCACTTTGAATTAGTTCAGGCTCAAGAAAATTATGCACCACACTGTCTCTAGCAAGTTTATTTCTCCATGTGGCGTTCGTCATGATCCATTTTTTAACTCCTGCCTCACCATGTTTCAAAAACGCTTTATCGAGAGACCTTGTGCTTTGCCTATCTCGAAGCGCAAGCTTCGCTTCTTCAGACGTTAGACCGCAACGTTCGAAATATCCTTGATTAGTGGTGGTACATTTCTGAACCTTATTGGTGAATCTCTTGAGTCCGTCGTCAGGACCGTACTTGCGAATAAAGAAATCCCTCGATCCAACATCAAGACCCTTTGTTGTCCAGTTCTTCTGCTTGCGCGATTTCAAATCTTCATAAAATCTTTCAGCCTGCTCTTCTGGAAAAATCGATAGAAATCTATCGAGATTTACAACATTTGCCCCAGCCCTGCAAGCGCACGGTTGAATATACACAACAGTTCCAACATCAGGTTGTGTTCTATTCAACTTAAGAGGTGTATTACACAACCTACATAGTGGCGACGTTATCGTTTCACCGGAATACTCTAATGTTACGCCGTCACGGTGTGCGGCCGCCGCACACCGTTTCCATTTCACTGTCCATTTTCGTTTCCCCGGCACAGAAGTTCTTTCAATTCGTTGCTACAGGAGATATTTAGCAAAGTATCCCCATGAACACATTTGCCTGCACCCGTTGCAGCAATTACGAAACCTGATCCGGCGTCAAGTGCCAAGTTCACTGCCTCGACTTGATAGGGGCGAATCTCGATCGGTACTTGTGATCTACCATTGAACCAGTCCTTGGTGAGCCGGGTGGTGACCAGTGACACGGGCCTACGCTCGTCGTGTAACTCTATCTCGTACCCCCACTTCTCAAGGTACGGGAGAATCTCTTCAAGGAACCTGAAGTAAACCTTGCCAGTGTTGTCGTAGTACGCAATCTTACCGTTCCACCTGCCGAGCTTGTACGCTGGCATGAAGAAGTACCCATCAACAAAGACGCTGAACTTGTCGAACAGGAACTTGTGATCGCTCGGTGCCAGACCAGCAATGGTCATGTACACTTCATCACGAACCCAAATGTGCACGACCTTAGACATTCCAAAGTTCCCAGTACTTGTCTGATTGCTCTTCCGTTGGGAAGAGGTCTGGCCTTAGGGTCTTGAAGTGTTCAAGATCATGTTTCGCGTGATTGCCTGCGGTGAACCTGCCGCCAGACTCCCGCCATACTGCAGACAGCTCCTGAACAATGTTCTCACCGTATACGATTAGGTCCACGGGACGTAGCACATTGTTCAGGAATTCACCCCTGTCCAGATTACTCCAACACTGTACTTGATGATTCATGTTCTTATGCTGGAACGCATCGAGAAGCTTCATGTCAGTTTGGGAAGTGTTCACATGTACTCGCGCCATCATGTTCAACGAGCTAGCAAAGGCATTTATTGTCCGCAAGGTGTTTAGATTCAACTCACCTAGAAAAAGCACGCCGAGCAAAGAATACCGAACGTGTTCAAGGTCACCAAGACCGATCTTTCGCGCAACAAACATCAGTAACCCATTTTGCTAATAGTGTTGGAGTCAGCAGTAATGTTGAAGTGCCGCTCAAGTGAATGTTTTCTGATGTACGCGATAGCATCTGAAGCAAATGACATTCCGCCGTTCGATATCAACTGCAACAGTAAGGTAATCTTCACAAGGTCACTCATGGTCATTGCAGGATCTGGCGCGAACTCCAGAGTCAAGGGTTGCCCCTTGTCAATTGACTTCATTTTCCAAGTGATGTCATTTGATCCAGTCAATGTCAGAACTGAGAATCCCCCTGTTGTGTTTAATGAGACTAGTTGGCCCATTGCAGCTGGTGCAATCGATGCTGAGCCTGAATACACGTTCCCAGTCACGGTCATAGATCCACCTGCGGCCGGGTGCTGCGCAGTGCCAGTGTAGCTCGGATTCTGCGGGGTCGGTGTGTACGGTGAATTTGTTTGGGTAGGCATTAGATGATTACGTCTTGCATTTCAGCAACACGGAGTTTTGTGATGTGACCAATCATCCAACCCATTTGCTTCAGGGATTCGACGATCTCTTCAAATTGCTGTTGCTTCAGGTTCGCTTCAACGATCAGCTGATTCAACTCAACTATGTCTTTCTCGCCTTGAACATAAAGCGCCTGCTCACGAGCCCCAAGTGCTCGAGGGTTCTGGTTGTAATTCTTAACATGCCGTGCTTCTTTGCGGGTCTTCTGAATCTCCAGCCACTTTACCAGTGCCCTTGATTCTTGAGCACGCTTTGCGTAGAAGAACTGATGGTGTGGAAGATCCCGAGCAAGCTTCTCTAGACGCTCACCCTCAATCTCAAAGATTGGTGCTGCCCCCTGGATCTCTTCATCCCACTGGAAGAAGAACACTGGGAGCTCATTGATGAGCGCCTCATTGGTCTCTCCAAGAGAGAAAAGATTCAGGTCGAGTTTTTGTGTCATGTGGTGTACGTCAAACGAGGCGTTCGTTACATTTTAACAAACGCCTCGTTACAAGTTCTAGAGTAACCGGGATTACTCTGCGTCTTCAGCAGTCTTCTTCACCAGGCTGAATTCCTCAACTGCAGTCTTGGCGACGCGCATCGCCTTGCCGAGGGAGGTTGCGACTTCAGTGTGAAAAGTCACTTCGTCCTTCTTGCCATGTACTGGGTACTTGACGACGAAGCCGCCGATGACTGGTTCAATTGTGATAATTACGTGTTCCATTTTCTTTCCTTTAAAAGTGAGGGCCGAAGCCCTCGTTCATCAAACCTTCTTACCGCGCTTTGGTTTCACGGGTGCCTCAACAACTTCATCGTTGTCGATGATGCTGTCAATTTCTTCCTCGGTTGGTTCAGGACTGGCATTTCGTGCCAACATCGGTCGGCATTTTGGGTGTTCAAGAACGCGAAGGACAATGGCGTCCGTTAGCTCCTTCTCCTTGAACACAATGCGGTCCTTAACTTCACCAGTTTCTTCATCCACAATAGTGCAGACGTAGGAGAGCTTTTCACCGGTGTTTGTACCCTTGGCGATCACACCCTCGGCCTCCAACAATTCGATCAGGCCGCTGAATGCCGACATGCCCTTGTTGTATGGAACCTCGAGTTCGACCTTTGTGCCGATCTTTGCGAATCGAGATTTGTAAGTCTCAAAGCGCATACGAACACCGGTGACTTCACCCTCTTCCTTGAGCTTCAGCTTCGTGATGATGCCGATGATTGAGACTGAGAATTTCGTCGAGTTCGTGATTGCCCATGCACCGTCACCCATCATGATGTCTTGAGGGTACACGTGATCCGTAAGGACCATTGATACCGGCAGACGACCAATGTTGCCTACGGCCAAACGAAGCATTGCTTTCCGACGTTTTGCGAGCTGACCTTGGTCACCCTTCACCACACCCTTCTCGTAGTTCTCCATTTCAGTGCTGGATGAAAGCATTGCAAGGGAGTCCAGAACAATAAGAGTCTTCTGAGCTTCGTAGTTATCCTTGCCGTATTCCTTCTTGTAACCACTGAAGAACTCGGAAAGGATTCCGTTCACGTCTTCGATTGTTGCCACCGAGAGGTACGTGAGTGCTTCTTCCGAAACATCCACCCCAATCTTTGATAGGTAATCAACATCAATCGCGTGTTCAGAATCGAGATAGAGAATGTGATACCCATCTCGTTGGGCTTGCAGCGCAAGATTCGCCGCGATGAAGGACTTACCAGAGCCAGATGGACCTGCGAACAAGGTCAACTTGCTGAGCGGGATGCCCTTCTTGAAATCACCAGACAAGGCTCGATTAAGCGCGTAGTTCCCGGTACTGAGCCACGTTTCCGTGGTCTTGATACCAACTCCTACGCTATCGAGCTTGGCGACTTCCTTCTTGAACTTGTCAAGAAACTTCAGTGCCATGTTTACTCCTTAGAGGGCCGAAGCCCTCATTGATCAAGCGTTGTTCGCGGCGGCGGCTTTTGCAGCTGCAGCACGTTGACGCAGACGTTCAACAACACTCAGTTCACCAGTGCCAGAGGCCGCTGGTGTTTCCTCGACTGCAGACTCAGCCATTGCAGCTGACTTGGAGGCCTTTGGAGCAGGTGTTGAAGAGGCTGCTGGAGTTTCATCAGAAGCTGGAGCTTCATATGAACTGCCAGTGCTTGCAGCGACGAGCATTGCTTCGACAGCAGTTGCATCAGTCTTTGCAGTGCGGTACTCGCCGAGGTTGAACAGATCGAGCTTGTCGATGATGTCATCACTGACGTCAGTTGCCTTTGGAGCAAAGTTCGACGTGCTGTACGAGTTCTGGCCAGCACCAGTTTGGGTCTTGCGGAAGCGGAAGTTGTATCCACCCTTGAGCTCATATGGAGCTGATTCCAAATCGCCGGAAGAGAAGGCTGCTTGAATTTGCTTGAAGACCTGTGGACCGAATTCCACGAGCTTCACGAGCTGTTCAGCGTCATGATCAAGCGGTGTCTCGAGAACGAGAACTTGACCGATGTAAGACTTCTTGCGGTAGAACTGC